GCCGTGCTTGATCATCTGCTTCCGCTTGTCGTCGTCGTGGATGTAGTTGCCGTAGGCGTCACAACCCTCCAGCATCTTCTGCACGTGTCCACGGCGTCCACCGATCGTCGGAACCCAACCATGCTCGTAGCCATGGTCGATCATGTGACGCTGGTAGATCGGGATCTCTGGGTACAGCTCGTACCAGTCGTCATAGTGCCGCTTGCACTCGTCGAGCTGCTCCTCGTCTCCGGGATCTCGTCCGGTGTTGTAGGCGAGCGTCCATGGTGAGCCGAGGAAGATCAGCGCGAAGTTCGTGTTCTTCGAGTACGTGTACTGGTCCGGGAAGATGGGCTTGACCATCTTCCAGTCGTCCATCGTGAAGTCCTTGAGCGAGAACGTCTTGCCTTGGCCGTGGAGCTTCTTCCACTCTCCTGACCTGTCCTTGCAGGTCGACGGATCACACACGTGTGGCTTGGTGTGCTTGAACATCTGGATCGTCGTGTAGACGTGCACGGCGCTCGGAGTGCCGTACTTCTTCATTACGTCGACCATCGCGGACTGCTTCGTCAGCTTCGCCACGAAGTTCGCGACGAGCACCAGGTGGAAACCAGAGTAGTCAGCGACGAGCAGCTTGTGATCCTCCGTTGCCTTCTCCTGCCAGGCCGTGATCTCACCAACCTTGGGCGCGCGGAACGCGCGACGGATCCCATCTGGGTCCTTCTCCTTGCGAGCCGGGATGTTCTGGAGGTTCGCCCCGGCCTTCTTCTTCTTGATGCGGGTCTTGGTGACGCCGCTCTTGAGCGTGTAGTTCTCCTCGATCAGCACGTCGAACTTCCGCGAGCTGATACGACCTGACGTCTTGCCGCCGATCTGGTTGAGATCAGAACGGAGCCTGCCGTCATCGCTGACGCCGTTGAGGATCCCCATGAGGAAGGTGCCGCGCATCGTGCTGGCGTTGTTGAACGCGAGCTTCACCTCGGCCATCTCCAGCTTGTGCTTCGTCAACCACCAGTTCAGCACTTCCTTGTCGAGCGCTGGTGTTCCCTCAGGTGGATCCAACCCAGCCGCCTCAGCCTTCGCGATGGCTGCGGCGGTCGGAGGGTTGACCATCTCTGGATTGATGGGCCACTCCCACTCGTCGATCAGCAGCTTCTTCATCTGCGGACCGGATCGCAGATTGAGCTTCGGATTCCCGGAAGCTGCTCGGAAGCAATGCTCAGCGCGCATGATTCGGATCTCCTGCTTGCGCAGGATTGCCCGCAGCACAGGTTGATCAATTAGCGCGCCGCTGTCTTCACACTTCATGAGGGTGACCGTGAACGGGCGATCCACATTCACGTACTGCTCCCAGTAGCCCACGTTCTTCAGATGCGAACGGTGGAGGACCGCCAGCCGTTGAGTGCCTTCGGCATCATCACCGGCATAGTCGATCATCTCCTGGACCCAACCCTCACGCGTGCGAGGGCCAGTCTTGTGCTTGCCCTTTGCGCCACCCCACTTGATGACTGCACCACCCAAGGCGTCAGGAGGCAGGTTGTCCATGACCTGCCGTGGGTCCATCACGATCGCCTTCTTCTTGTCTGCTGGCACGTAGCAGAACAGGTGGCTGTACTCGGGACGCGCCCATTTGAGCCAGTGGAGCGTTTGCGCCTTGAGGCCGTGCCGCACCAGAGTCTCGTCACGTAGGACGCCAGCCACCATGACGTCGATGTAGAAGCTACGTTCGAGGTCCCCAGCAGTGAAGCCGAGGGCCTCGAACGTCTCGACGTCCGCCTTGTAGTTCTGGTACGCGAGCTTGGTCTGAGGATCGGTGAGCCAGTCACCAAAGAACTCCTTGACCAGCTCAGCACGAACGACTCGACGGATACCTTTGCCCCACGAGTAGCTCATGAGGACTGGCTCGTTCGAGATCGGCACGAACTCGGTATCCGTCGCGGTCACCTTCCCTTCGAGGTATGCCTCCTTGTAGACCTCGTCCATCAGGCGGCGAGCCTGCTTGGGCGTGTCAGCGAAGATGACCGGCGGGCGCATGTTCGTCAGGACTTCAGCTTGATCTTGAGGCCAGACTTCTTGGGCTTCTCGTCATCCTTGTCCTTGCCCTTCTTGGTCTTCTTGGGCTCGTCCTCTTCCTCTTCTTCCTCCTCCTCTTCCTCTTCTTCCTCCTCCTCGTCTTCGTCCTCTTCCTCTTCTTCCTCCTCGTCTTCGTCCTCATCGACTGGAGGCGCTGCCTTGACCTTGCTCTTGGTGGTGGCGACGGCGGCGCTGCCCATGATCGGCTTGATGCCTGCCTCCAAGAGCGCTGTCTTGACGGCTTCGACGATGAGGTCGTGGAGGGCTGCTTCCAGATTCTTGTACTTGCTCATGACGGTTTCTCTATCCTTCGGTCAGTTGTTGGTTGCGAACTCAGATCTCGAAGCCAGCTGCGCGCAGCTCGGCCTTGTTCTCTTCTGACAGGTCGATGACGAGCTTGATCATTCCCACTTCGCGGAGGGAATTCAGGAAGGTGATGAACTCCTTGTCGGTCTGCTCGAAATCGCGATCGATGATCTCACGCATCTCTGACATCGTTCCTGGCACCTCGTCGAGGATGGCTTGGATCGTGTCGTAGCCTGCACTCTTCTTGGGGTTCGGGTGCTTCATGTTCTTGACGAACAAGACCCGGTCCGGCTCATAGGTGATCTTCGCTGGCTTCTTCGGAACATCAGCGGCTGACGTAGAAGCTCGCTTGACCACCGTCTTCGATTCTTCGACCACCTGTCCGACCATCGCTGGCTTGAGGGCCAGCAGCTTGTCGCCATTGAGGTTGCTCAGGTAATCGCGAACGCACGTCTGCACGTGGGTGCAACGAACGCACGACACATCGGATAGATCGATGAACACCCCGAGGCAGTCACGCTTGAGAACTGTCTGGAGCTTCTCCGGGATGATGCTGTCCAACTGCGTTGCGACGCCAGCAGATGGCAGTGCATGGAGCGCCTCGTTGACCTTCTTCTGGAGCGAGTCATCGGTGTCGATCTTGAGCACCTTGAAATCTGCTCCGGCCTCCTTGAGTTGTGACGCGATTGCCTTCAGGGCTGTACGGTCCATGATCTCTTTCGGCTCCTGTTTGTTCTTGGTCTTCACTTCGTCTTCACTATGTGGGTAGAGGACCATTCCTTGAGCTTCTCCTGCTGACTCCGGTGCTCACGCACCAGGTCGAGGAACAGCGCAGGGTCAACAGCCTTGCGGAACTCGTCGAGTGCTTCATCGGCAATGCTCGGCTCTGCATATCCTGCCGACCCGTTCGCTGCGCCGATGGCTGCGCGCATTGCTTCACGCGCCAGCCGCTCAAGTCGTTCGATCTCGTCTTTCATCTTCTCTCCTGCTCTTGGTACTCGTGACTCGCGAACATCCTAAGGCTTCCAGTTGACAACGTCAACAAATATCTAGGTGGGAAACACTATCCGCTCCAATTGCCGTTTGCAAGCATTCAAGCAATCAGATGTAGCCGAGCCTGCCGAGGACGTATGAACGTCGGGCTCCGGCGACATCCAATGGAGGAGCTGCCTGCTCCAATGCATGTAGTGAATCGTGGCTGTGCTCGTCTGGATCGCGCGCGTCTGGCAGCTCTACTACACGAATAGTCCACAGGTCTGCCAGTCGATCTGCCAAGGCACGAGCTTTGTCGAGCGCGTCGCGATCCCACATGATGATGATCTCGCTGGCCGCTGATCGCATCAGCAGCTCCAGCTGGTACTGGGAGAGCGACGTCCCGAACGTAGCCACCGCAGACTTCCCAACGTGAACTGCATCCAGGACGCCCTCCACGATGCGGATCGTCTGACACGTCTTGGCGCGGTCATAGTTGAACAGGTGGCGTCCTGGCTTCGCGCCCTTCGGGTAGAGCGTCTTCTTGACGCCTTTCGGCGGCTTCGCCTTCATGTAACGCGCCACGAAGAACATGACTTCATCACCACGCATCACCGGCACGATCATGCGGTTCGCGAAGTAACCCTCGTCGCACCAACCGAGGCGGAATCGGTGTGCCTTCTTCGGCCCGATACCACGCTCCTGGAAGTACGCAGGGAGATCTGATCGCTTGCTACCGAATGGCACCGGGATGAACTCGTCTGGTAACGGGACACGGTTGACCGCGTCGTCCCACACCTCGACCTCGCCAACCAACCGATCCTCGACGAGCCGTCTCAGGTCGATCAGCGGCTCGTTGCCCTTCTGGAACTTGACGATCAGCTCCAGAGCACGGAACGTGTCGCAGTCCTCCAGACGCTGCACGAGGGAGAGCGCCGTACGCCCACCGTCCTGGCAGTAGAAGCACTGCCAGGCAGGAGCACGAACGTCGACACGGTCGACGACGAGCACCCACAGCTTCTGCTTCTCGCACCGGGGACACGTCAGGACGAGGTTACCCTCGCTGTGCTGAGCATCCGGCCAGCCTTGCGTGATGTAGCGCTCGGCATCGAAGGCGCGATCGAGGATCCGGAAGTTGAGTGTCACTTCGACATACCTGCAACGATGGCCGCTTTGAGTGCCTTCACCTCCTCGTGAAGGCGCTTGTTCTCGACGCGGAGCTTCTCCTGCACCTCGAAGATGTGTGCGCGTTGCAGCTGCTGAATCTGCATGTGCTGGTCCTTGACGATCTTCTCCAGGTCGGAGGCGCGGGCAAGCAGCTTGTCAGGTGTCTCCAGCTGTGCGAGGCGCTTGTTCTCTGCTTCCAGCGCGAGCACCTTCTCCTTGAACATCATGGTCACGCACTCGGCCTGTGAGAGCAGACTGCACTGCTGGGTGTTGATGGAGCGAAGCTCGACGAGGTTCACCTGAAGCCGGGCCTGCGCCACAGCCAGGTCGTCGTACTTCGCTTGGAGCATCGCGTGGGTCTCATCTCGGAGACCCAGCAGCGCCTTGTACTCAGCCTTGTCGATTGTGACGTATTGATCGTTCGCGGTCATGGGCACCTCAGATGTTGCGGATGTCGTTCTTCGCCCAATCGAGCCTGACCTTCCACTCCCACTTCGCAGATCCGAACCGATTTTTTGCGACGTAGAAACGGCCAGTCTTCTGCTCGTGTTCCTCGCGCGTCTGCTGGATGATGAGGACCACGTCCGAGACCATGACCTTCTTGGCCGAGTCGGCGATGGAGTCCCAATCGACGTGCTCCTTGTTGAGCGCACCACGTTGGGTCTGGCTCACCGTGATGACCGGCGCTTTGATCTCGTACGAGAGCTTGCGCAAGCCGCGCCACACCGCACCGTAGTCCTCGTACGAATCGCGATCTCGTCCTGGGTTGTCTGGCAGCAGGTCATCTGCGCTGTCCACCACAAGGAAGCTGGGATAGAAGCCGACACGCTCCAGCTGCCGCAGGTAGGCGCGGAGCCCTCCTGGTGTGATCGAGGCTGGTGGGAACTCCTTGACCACGAGACCCTCGCCGAACTTCTTACCCAGCGCACGGATCTTCTTGCTGATGGTGTTGCGCTCCTTCTCCAGCATGTTGATCGCGATGCCGGTGAACGACGCGTCGAGACGATCGCAAATCACTTCCTCAGAAAGCTCCGTCGTGATGTAGAGCCCCTTCGCGCCTGAGACCACACCGCATCGCGTGATGAAGATGCAGACGCCGGACTTGCCAACACCAGACGGTGCCACGATCGTCGTGAGGGACTTGGGAGGAAGACCCTTGGGCTTGAGCTTCTGGTCCAGGAACAAGCCGGTCGCGATGCCGTCGGGTGTGTAACCTTTGCGCCGATCTCGGCGAGCTAAGCGATCTCGCATGAAGAAGTGACCGAGCCCTCCATCCAGACCATCCCGGACATCGAGCACCTTGGTCAGTTCACGGTCAACCGCATCGAAGTCCTGCGCATCGAGGTGATCGATGCTGGCGCGGATCGCCCGGTCAACCGTCTGGTTCTTGATGAACCGAAACAGCTCCTCCTTGACGTAGGAACGATCCTTGACCGCCGTGTCGATCGTGTCGACGAGTGCCTTCGCGGCATCTCGGTTCGACTTGGTGAGCCTGCCGATCTTGA